GTACACAGAAGGAAGATATTGCAGCCTATGATGGAGATAATGTTATTAAGGTAGGTAGTGAAGTTACTATATGTAAACCAGGAGATACTGTTATGTTTTTCCCACATTCTATTCCTACTTCATTTAATCTAGAAGATTTAGATGGTAAAACACATAAGTATATGTTGTTTAGGGAAGCAGATGTATGCTGTTTAATTGAACCATTGTCTGTTATTGAACCTGTAGTTAATATATGAATATAACTTTAGAAGGTGATTTGCAGATGAATGATAGAACTATCAAACAACAGTTAAATGAATATTTAGCAAAAGGTGTTATTAACTTTTATCAGTTACAATGTATTGAAAGAGAAATTGGTACTAATAAGTTAATGAAAGATTTAACACCTTTTGAAAAAGAATTATTACTTGCTTATACTAAGGTTAAATGATGTTACAGCTTAATCCACCAATACCCATGTATATACCTGAACAAGATGTAGAAGGATGGGCACATTTTATTATAGATTATGGTCCTGAGAGTTATATATATTTTGTTATTCTTACAGATAAAGGTGAATGGTGGACATATGATAACACTAAGGTTAAAGGGTGTATAAACAAAACAATGAATAGATATGAAAAGAATAGAGATTAACGCAAGTAAACTTAATGAATTGTATAATACAGTTAATCATTTATATAAGATAGGTAGAATTACTGAATATATGGATGCTGAGATTGTATATGATAATAATATTATTAGGTTTATACATGATAGGAACATGGGTAGAAAAGGAGCTTGGGTTGTAATAACACCTATTAGTGTTATATATGATGAAGATTAATTTTGTATTTTAGTAAAAAATATATTATGACAACTGATGATATTAGTAAAGGTTCTACTATAGTATATATAGATAAAAGTTTTGAGAATGTAATTGAAAAAATGAATATTTATATAGGATTAGCTAAAAAATTTATAAATAAACATAAAAGGTATCAGTATATTAAGTATGTTGAACAAGTTCCAGGAGGAGATTGGTGTTTAGTTTTTAAAGTATTACCTTCAAATCATGAAGCTGTTAAAGAATATAATAATATTAAGAACAATACTAAGAAAGAAATGTGGGTTAAATATATTAGTAATTATATAGAAGGATGACTATTAAGATATTAGAACCTATTCATGAAGAATCTTCTCTTCCAGAAGAAGAGTCATCTGTTATTATAGGGTTTTATCATAAGAAAATAAATATTAATTACATAGTTGAAATACAAGAAATGATTAATCGCAGAACCAAAAAACCTTATAAGAAAAGATGTTTACTAAAAACAGATGATCAATGGGTAATTGCTAATCATTCATTTGATGAATTATGTGAGTTAAAAAAGAATAGAACAATTATAAAAGGGTTTTATGGTAAAACTTCAAGAAGAAGTAGTTGACATTTTAATTAAGGTTGCAAAAAGTAATAATGTTAGTTATAATGAAGTTAAGTCTGTTTATATTTCATTATTTGATTTTTTAATTAAAAAATTTTCTAAAATATCTGATGAAGATATCTCTACTTGGGATAAGAATGTTATTATCAAAAATTTTGGTAAATTTGTAGTTAATAAAAATAAATTAAAAAGATATGAATCTAAAAGAAAAATTAATGAACAATCCAATGAACTCACCGAGTAAGTTTATTGGTAGATTGTTTGAAGCAAGAGATGTTGCACATATTGAACATTTAAGAGTTAAGGGTCCTGGTGCCTATGCAGCACATACAGCAATTGGTGGATTTTATGATGAACTCCTAGACTTGGCAGATGGCTTTGTAGAAAGTTATCAAGGTAAATATGGTATTGTTAATATTGAAGTTAAATCTGTAAAACCTTTAGAGTTTATGGAGTATATTGAAGAGTTTGCTAAGTATGTTGAATTATCAAGAGATGTATTTAAGGAAGATTACCTTAAGAACCAGATTGATGAAATAGCAAGTTTAGTATATTCTACTATATACAAATTAAAATTTCTTAAGTAATGAAAGTTTTTGATTTAAAAGATAATGATTTAATAGTTTCTCCTGAAATACTAAGTATATCAGTATTTAAAGATATTTGGGATTCTGATAAAAATAAAAATAAAAAAGATGCATATAACAATTTTAAATATATCTATCATTTATGTGATTTTAATTCTCCTTATAACAATTATTCAGAGGAAAAGAGAATTGAAGCAATTAAAGAAGAAGTCATTGGACAAAAAGATTACATTCCATCAGAAGAAGTTAAACAAGCATGTGTAGTATATAAGAACTTAAAAGAAACTCCTATTGAAAGATTATTTAATTCTGTTAAAAATAAGATAGAAGAAATGTCTAAATATCTAAGAAACAATGAATTAACTGATGAAAGTGTTACTCCTGTATTAAAGATATTTGATTCTATGAGTAAAATTGTAGGACAATATAAGACATTAGAAACAGCTGTTAAATCTGAAAAGGAAAATAACAATGTTAAAATTAGAGGAGATAAAAAAGTAGATAGTAATTTTAATGAATAATGTTAACTAATACAAAAGCATTTTTAGAAGCAAGAATTAATTATGAGCTCACTGGTAGTTATACCAATGCTTTAGTTGGTACATATCAGTATAATGAATTTTGGAAAGAAGAGCATAGGAAATGTATAGAAGGGGTTACCATTGGTAATTTAACTATACCTGGAACATATTACTTCTATCTAAACTATACTAGAATGGATTTAAAGGATGAAAAAACAGGTAGAAAAACCCAAGGTTTTCCTAGGTTTACTGATGTAGATTTGGAGTTCTTTACTTTAATTGAGAAAGCTAGAAAAGAAAAGAAAGGTTTTATAATGGTTAAACCAAGAAGAACTGGTTTTTCTTATAAGAATGCGGCTTTAGTTACTCATGAATATAATTTTTATAGAGATGCTAAATGTATTATATCAGCTTATGAAAATAAGTACTCTGATAATACCATGGCAATGACTTTAAATAATTTAAATTTTTTAGATCAAGCTACTATATGGTATAAACCTAGAAATCCTAATACACAAGATTTTGTTAAAGCAAGACATCTTAAAAAGATGGAAGATGGTAGGGATATTTGGGTAGGATATCAATCACAAATTAAAAAGATTACTTTTAAAGACAATCCATTTGCATCTGCAGGTTTATCAAGTTCTATATTCTTATTTGAGGAAGCTGGTATTTTTAGTAATATTATTGAATCTTATAATATATCTGAACCTTGTTGGAAAGATGGTGAAGATATGATTGGTATTCCTATTATTTATGGTACTGGTGGAGATATGGGTGGAGGTACAGCAGCATTCTCTGAAATGTACTATGATCCTGATAGATTTAATTTATTATCATTTCCTAATGAATGGGAATCTGATAAATCAAATCAATATTGTGGATGGTTTTTACCATCAACTAGACAAAGGTTTGGTGTTTATACTGATAAGGTAACTAAAGAAACTTATAAGTTAGTAGATGATGAAGGTAATTCTAATGAAGAACATGCTTTAAAATCTATTCTTGCATTTAGAGAAACTAAAAAAGGTAATCCTCAAGCATATAGAGATGCAGTAACTCAATATCCTACAACACCTTCTGAAGCATTTTTAATTACTTCAGGGAATATGTTTCCTACAATGTTACTTAATGAAAGGTTAGCTGAAATTAAATCTAATCCTCAAAAATATGTTGAAAGTAACTGGGTAGGTAATTTTACAGTAACAGAAGAAGGGGAATTAAGATTTCAAACTTCTGATTCAGCTAAACCTAATAGAGATTATCCCATTAAGAAAAGACCTGATGATGATATTACAGGGTGTATAGAAATTTATGAGCAACCTCAAAAAGATAATGATGGAAAAGTTTTTCCAAGAAGATATATAGTTGCTATTGACCCTTATGATGATGATTATTCAACTACTGATTCTGCAGGATGTGCACTTGTATTTGATAGATTTACTAGAAGAATAGTAGCTGAATATACTGGAAGACCACAGTTAGCTAAAGATTTTTATGAGAATTGTAGAAAATTAATTGTATATTACAATGCTATGGGATTTCCAGAAATTAATAAGTTAGGATTTGTTACATATATGGAGCATAAAAAGGCATTATATACGTTAGCTGAAACTCCTGTTCAACTTAGAGATAAAATAGAGTGGAAACCTAACTTAAATACTAGTTATGGATACAAAGCTACTGAAAGAACAAATACTTGGGGTAGAGAGTTAATCAGAGAATGGTTGCTAGAACCTATTGAACCTAACTCTGAAATATTAAATCTTAGCAGATTAAGGTCTGCTGGCTTAATACAGGAATTAATTAAGTGGAATAAAGATGGAAACTTTGATAGAGTATCAGCCTTGATTGGTGCATTGATTTTAGATGTAACTTTGAACAGAGAAATTATTAAAAGTGAAGAGAGAAAATCTAAGTCTTTTTTAGAATCAGAGTTTTTTAAAGAAAAAGGATTTTTAAAAGATAGTTATAATCCTTTAAATGAAGTAAATAGCTATAAAGATAATAACTTATTTTTTAATAGTTTTTTTGGTAGATAATAAATTTGTAAAAAATGAATAACTTAGTAATACAAGTACCAAGACAAACTCTCTCAGATAGTGAGAAAAATCTAGAGTGGGCTAAAAAATGTATTGATGCTGGTGAAAATGTTTTAATGTTTGATTCATCTGTAGTTAGACAAACTTTTTATAATAAGAAAGTTAACTATAGATTAAGAAATAATATGCTAACTGATAAGGATATTGAAGCTATATGTGAACCATATGGTATTGAATTTTCATCATTTCCTAAAAACATGCAGCATATAGGATTGGGTAACTCTAAAATTAATACCCTTGTTGGTGAAGAAGCTAAGAGACTAAACAGATATCCTTTTAGAGCTTTTATTTCATCATCTGATCAAATGGGTATATCTTCTAAAGAAGAACAAATTAAAGATATGTGGTACCAAAAATTGGTATCAATAGCACAAAGTAAACTTCAAGCAGCTTTTGCTGGGCAAGAAGTAGATCCTCAAGTAATGGAGGAAGAAATGCAGAAAGAACTTAGTAAGTTTGATAAATATTTAAAATATAATTATCAAGATCTTAAGGAAATAACTGCTAATAAAATATTAAAATATGAATATAAGAGGTTAAAAGTTCAAGATATCTTTTTAAGATGTTGGGAAGACTTTCTTATATCAGGTGAGGAAATTGTATGTATTGAAGAGCTTGGAAATGATATTGTTTTTAGAAAAGTAAATCCTTTATATTTATTTACTATTCAATCACCTGAAACTTATAAAATAGAAGATGCAGACTGGATTGTAGAATATACTATGATGTCTGTAGGTCAAGTTATTGACATGTTTCATTTAGAATTAACTAAAGATGAAATATCAAATCTTGAACAAAGTAAGGAATATAATTCAATGAGAACTGGTGGTATTCAAATGGCTTACAACAGAGATATTACTGTTGAAGAAAGATTTGGATATACAGCAGGTGAATTATTTGTACCTAATCAAATTGCTACACATTATTTTGGTGGTGCTTATGACCAAAGAGGTAATGTTAGAGTAATGAGAGTGTGTTGGAGATCTAGAAGAAAGATTGGTAAAGTTGCATATTATGATGAATATGGTAGTCCACAAGAAAAAATTGTAGATGAATATTATAAGATTGATAAAGATGCAGGTGAAACTGTAGAATGGTTATGGATTAATGAGTGGTGGGAAGGTACTAAGATTGCCAATGATATTTATGTAAAGATTAGACCTATTCCTTATCAATCAAGGAGTATGAGTAATCTATCAGAAAGTAAACCACCTTATGTAGGTATTTATTGTAATACAAATAATTCAAGGGTACTGTCATTTATGGATGTTATGAAACCTATGGATTACTTGTATGATATATTCTTTCATAGATTAAATCTAGCTATTTCTAAATACAAAGGCCCAATGTTAGCAATTAATGTTAGTATGATTCCTTCAGAATGGGATCCTCTCAAATGGTTACAGTATGCAGAAGCTACTAATGTAATGTTTATGGACCCTACCAATGAGGTACTTAAAGGACCTCTTCAAGGTAAATCAGCAGGTACATATAATCAATTAGCTGCAACAGGTATCAATCTTGAAATGGGTAATTATATTAATCAACATGTTCAACTACTATCATTTGTTAAACAACAGCTTGATTTAATTTCAGGGGTTAATGAATACAGACAAGGAGATATAAAAAGTGATGCTAATGTAGGTACATCTAACATGGGATGGACAGCATCTAACTCTATGACTGAAAAGTACTTTGCATTACACAATTCATTTAAAAGGGATTGTATGGAAAGATTATTAGAAGTTGCTAAATATGTATGGAAACAAAACCCACATAAAGCACAATTTGTACTTGATGATATGGGTGCTGAAATTGTAAGTTACTATGATGAGTTTGCAGAATCAGAATATGATATTCATATAGATGATGGTCCAAATACACAAGAACTTATGCAAGCACTTAATCAACTTGCTCACGCAGGTATGCAAACAGGTCAGATTAAATTTAGAGATCTTATTGAAATTTATAAGAAAGATAGTGTATCTGCTCTTGCTAGATATTTGGAAGAAGCTCAAGATAAAATTACTCAAGAACAACAACAAATGCAGCAAATGCAACAAGAATCTCAAGAAAGAATGGCAGCTCAAGCAGCTGAACTTAAAGCTCAGGAATTGCAACTTGAAATGGAGAAACTTAATAGGGAAGATATTAATAGACAATTGGATAGAGAAAATAAAATTCAATTGGAAACTATTAGAGCAATGTCTTATGCACAAGATCAAGATATAAATGAAAATATGATACCTGATGTATTAGAACAAAGTAAAATTGCTTTACAACAACAAAAGCAAACTTTTGAGCAAGTTCAAAAAGATAAAGAACTTTTAATGAAAAATCAAATGGATGAAAGAAAATCACAAATTGAAAAGCAAAAAATATCTTTAAAAGAACAAGAAATAAAGAGTAAAGAACAAATAGAAAAACTAAAAGCAGAGACAGCTCTTAAGATAGCTAAGACTAATCGTAATAAATATGATAAATAATAAGCTATATAGAAAAACAATAGTTTATTAATAAATAAATAATTAATAATAATAATTTTGTAAGAATAATATGAAAACACGTAAATTTTACAGCCCTGATTTTGAAGCTCCAAGTGGAGGTGCAGGTGAAGTAATTGATAATTCATCTGATAAAAATTTGGTAAAAGACACAAGTGAAACAAGTGAGTTTGATTTTGATTCAGAACTTTCAAACTTAATTAATGATTCATCAGATGATGATGAAACTAATGCACCAGAAAAGAAAGCAAAAGATTTTGCACCACCTACATCTGAAAAATCAAATACTACTTCTGATGATGATGAGCCATTGTACAAAGTATTGGCTGAACAACTTAAATCTGAAGGTCTTTTTGATGAAGATGATTTTGAAGAAGATGATGATTTTAAATTTGATGGTACTCCTGATAGTTTTAAAACTTTAATGGAAAGACGAGATTTTAAAAGAGGTGTAAAAATCTTTGAAGATATTGTTAGTGAAATGCCAAGCAAGATGCGTAAGCAGTTTCAACTGTTTATGGATGGTCTTGATGAAGACTCATCTTTAGAAATTGGTAGTAAAGCTATTGATTATGCTTCAGTAACCAGAGATGAATTAGAGTCTAATACTCAAAAAGCTGAACAACTTTACAGAGAGCTTCTAAGAACTAAAGGTTTTTCTCAAGAAAAAATTAACAAATATGTTGAGAGAGCCAAGGATTTAGATGAACTTGCTGAAGAAGGTTTTGAAGCAGCTCAGTTATTAAACCAAGAAGTTCAAAAACAAATTGAATTTAAAAAACAAGAGGAACAATATGTTGCTCAAC